GCTTGCAGCAGCGCCTCCTCTAGAGGGTGCAGGAGGTGGAGCCTTTGATCCTGTGCTTGCAAGCATTTGTGCTCCCTTCCCGCCTTTTCCGCCTGATGCCTCTCCGCCGCCGCCAGGACTTGCTCCAGGATCGAAGTTGTTGACCTTAGCAAGAAGTTCTGCGCCGGCGCCTTTGTCTAGATTAAGTGTGGGACCTCCGATTGCTTGAGTTACCGCACGATTCGCTTCTGCTTGACTACTAAATCCTTTTGATAGTTGTCCACCCATAGCCATGTTGATAAATGCTGCAGTGGCTTTCGCTGCATATTTAGGATCGTTAACGAGTTCAGGATTATTGACCAAATCAACGCCGATCTTTTTACCTATCGCGGCATAATTGTTCTTACCTGTGATTTGAATATATCCACGACCAATATATTTGTATCCGTCGCCAGGCTTGTCATTACCCATGCCTCTGCCTATTTTGGTTTCATATCCATAAACGGTCTCGGCAAATCTTACAGGATCTTTCTTTATCTCATCTAGTTCAGAATCAGAATACTTTGACACTCTTGATCCAAAGTATTTGCGAATTCTATCATTGGCTGTTCTACCCCATCCTGCTATGTCTTCACTATGAAGTTTAAATCCAGATTCTTTATTGATGTTTGCAAGAAGTGCATTTTGTGTAAAGACATCTGTGATACCCAATTCATTAAATTGTCTACGAAGATCTGCATATCCTCCTGCAGATGCAGCAGCAGCCTCTTTACCAGGTTTGCCTGTTGCAGTAGGCTTGCTGGGCATATTCCAGCTTCCTGATGCTCCTCCTCCAGCAAACTTACCGCCTTTGCCCATAGCAGCAGGCTTAGCAGCCGCCGCTACAGGAGTCGCAGGTGCTACTCCAGGGCCTGCTGCTTTACTGGCATCCGCGGTCTTCTTTGACGAGAACCACCCCATAACAGTGCCGCCTGCAGCCTTAGCAGCATTTACAGCACTTGATGCAACCTTTTTAACTGTAGAGGCGGCACGCTTCTTTGCATCTTCATATATCTCTTTAGTAACAGTGAGGACATCCTTATCATCACAAACGATCTCAGCAAGCTTTTCGCCAATATACAATCCAAGATCCGTTGTGATACCTGTGAGAGATGCTACAAGTGCAAGTACAGGTCCGATAAACGGAATTAGCGCCAGTGCAGAATCAACTGCAAGTGTAACTACGAGAGCTCCGCCGACACGAACCAAATCGCGTCTAAACTTTTTCCAAAGATCTTCTCTGGATGCACCAAAGGACGTTCTAACAGCTTCATCGCTCATATTTTCAGCAGCAATTGCTTTTAATCCAGAATATAGAGGATCTATTAAGGTGAGAATCCATCCTACAACTTTTAATTTGGTTCCATACTTTTTGATGAAGTTTAGAATAGGCTCAAAGAGGGTAAGTGCTTTTTGAGCCTTTTTGATCAACGGACCAGCGGCTGCAATTCTTTTTGTAGCAGCAGCTGAAACTCGTTCTGCGGTTCCAATTTTCTTTACAGCTGCAGCTTCTTTTCTGGTCGCTGTCGCAACTTGCTCACCTGCTGCTGCCCGTTCAATCCTTTGACCTGCAACACCGGGTTCTGCAACTAGTTGGCGAACAGCAGTGCCTGGCTTCCCCGCTTGTGCAAGCTTCTGATATCTTGCTTCAGCTTTCTTTGCGTCTTTTCCGCGCTGAAGAGCAGTTTCTTTATCAATTTGAGCGACTTCTTTTTCACGTAAAGCACGTGCCTTTTGAACCTCAGCCGCTTCTTTTTGTAGTTTTGCATTTCTGAGCTCTTCTTCAGCCGATTTTACTCCACCTTGTAATTTTTCTTTACCTAGATTGGTAATTCGAGTAATATCTCGTCCGAGAGTCGCTGACGCAATTCCAGCTCCAGAAATACTTCCAAATCGTTTTGCAAGAAATGGAACAAGCAGCGCAAACATTGTTGTGAGTATTGACCCCAAAATGCCACTGGCAGCTTCTTTTATTCTATCTACTCCTTTTCCCAACATGCCGGGCTTTTGATCTTTTTCTTCTTCTTCATGCTCTTTTATTTGCTGAGCTTCATACATTTTCTTTTGTAGATCAAGTTGCCCCACTAGTGTCTTTTGAAGTCCAGCAAGCATTCTATTTGTTTGCGAAAGATCAGCAAGGATGCTAGTAACGCTCGCAGATAAGCGTGCATCTACGAGAGAAACTTTTTCTTCAACATCAGTGAGTCGTTTTAAAATAGCAGTGAACGGGCTATTTTTAATCGTTGAATCTACTTGTTGGCGACTAATGAATTTCCCGCTGCTGTCGGGTCCTGTAGCACCAAGTCCTTTAAACTTAACGCCAGCAGCTTCAGCAATAGCCCTTTGCAATGGTTCAAAGGGCTGACTTGCTTTTGTTTTATTTGTTACTGCGGCTAATCCACCAGATTGAGAAGTGGTGCTGGGTTTATCAGTATTATCTTTTTCAGAATCATCAAGACGCTTTGAAATAGCGCTTTTTGCAAGTCCTTTAGCAAGATCTCCGATGATACTAGCCATTAATTGTTCTCTTTCTGTTGCTCTTCTATATTTTTCTTTACCATCTCTACGTACAAGTCTCTTTCAAATGGAATCAAATTTTCAAGATCTTCTACAGAATAATGATAATGGTATGACATTGAGAACAACGTAGCATAGTAATTATTTAATGTGTTGTGAATTAGCCCAACGTAAAAAAATCGTCAACTGTCGTGAGTTCGATGACTCTATCCGTCCCCATTGAGTTTTTGTATTCGATCTTGTGGTATAGTTTTGGCATAGTTTCAAAGAACTTTTGGATTTCTTCAAATGCCTTTACACTTAGAGAGTCGATAAACTCATCAAGTTCTTTTGGTGTAGATTCTTTAGCGATATACACAGTATCAGTATCATAAATCTTATCGATACACTCTCTGACCATCGTTGAAGCCATTTCTGCAGACGGCATGTCATTTGTTAACTTTGCGACTGTCGCTGCAGTTGGATACTTCATCAAAATGCCAATATCATCATTGACTGTAATTTTATTAGTATGGCTAGGATTCTTTTGAATCTCAAGCTCATCCAGATTCACTTCAAATTCATATGTCTTTTCATCTTCATGATCGATATACTTTAACTTGACAATGTTCTCAACTGATTTGGCACGAATCTTGATAAACAAGTATTCTAGATCAAATGTTGGAAGCGATTCTACATCTAGATCGCTACCATCAGCGTAAACAACGCAGTTATTGACAATCTGCTTAAGTGCATTGATCATCTCTTTACGTGTTCCGCCTGCCTGTGCGATTAGAAGAATCTTTTCTTCTTTAACAAGGAATGGACGAAACTTGGCATCTTTTTGTGTAGACGGTACAGTCACATCAAAAAGAGGAACTTTAATACGAGGCAAAGCCATAATAATCTCCTATGATAAAAAATGATATCAACCCAAATTGAAACTAGGTGGGGTCAATCCGCTAAGATCAGGTGTAGTATTTAATAATGCTGTATTTGCAACTCCGGTATTCATCATATCTTGGATAGTTTCAGGTACAGTTGTTGTCGATGATGAAGATACACCAGATGATACTCCTTCAGTAGTTAACGTATAATCTGTATAGACAAAGGTAACACTGGACTTTATATATTGATCGGTTGATGCCCAAGAAAGAGAAAGTCCTCCCACTGTTTTTGCAAGACAATCTCTAAAGGTGTATGTTAGAAGTTGTGTACCAATATCATTGTACATGTATACTGCAAGATCAAACTTATAATCATTCTTATAAGCCATTTCGTATGGTCCGCCACTTCCACCATAAGTGGGCAATCCGTTAGGATCAACCATACTGTTGTAATTCATGAATGCTGAAACTCCAGTCATGTAATTAAGCGCTTCAGTCAATATATTTTGTGCAGATGCTTGCACCATGAAGTCAATAGTCATGGGTTGAAATATCGGACGAAGTGCTACTTGCTCTTCAGGTCCATATCCGTAACGATAAATGGTTTGTGTCGCAAGATCTACTGCAGGAATAGCGAGTGTATCAGTATAGAAAAATAAATCACGCCCAATGAATCCCTTTGCAGCAGGTGAAAAATTCACAAGATATAGACTAGGCTTTAGATATCCATTCTGCAGGACATTACTTCGAAACTCACTAATGCTAAATCCTTCTGAAGGTTGTTGTGTCTGTATTGCCATTTTTTATCCTATGTTCTTTCTGGAATCTCGCCAGACCTTTGCGTTTGTTGCCTTTTTGAAGTTCTCAACTGGAAGAAACAAAGCTACGTCCCATTCCTTTGGAATGATATTGATGAACTGTGATCTCAGATGAGAACTTAAGTATCTCTTTATACAAGGTTGTATGTATTTATTCGTAGAAGCAGACTTTAATATATTATAACTAATTTTCAATCGTGCTCTTGCATTTAACTTGGGGTCAGAGACAAAGTTATAGAGTGCATCCATGAGCTTTGCTCGCAGAACATATGGCAGATAGTGTAGATTGATTCCGATGAATCCATCAGGGGTTGATTGAAAAGGAAACACAAGAGGAAAGGCATCGTAGTAGGGTAGCTCTTTCTTTAGCTTAGGATCATACGAAAACATATACATCTTTCCAATCTCAATACGATTGGTAATTGCATCTTTGGATTGTAATAGTTGACCTTCTGTGACACCCTTGAGTTTTTTGGCTGTATTACGAAACCAATCGCGGGATTCTTGCGTTTTCCCAGGAATTTGTCCTTGACGGACACCTGTTTGCAGTGTTTGAGTGAAATATTCTATTGCCATTTACTTTCCGTACAACTCTTTTTCGGTGATGATTTTAAATTTCCACTTGCGATCTGCACAATATTCTTCTGCCGCGTTCCATTTTGCTTGATTAACTACGTATGTTGCAGCTTCAGATAAAAATGCTCTTGTTCTCTTTTTTGGTACAGTAGGTTCTAGTGTTTGCTGAAACGGCTTAACTTCAATCAATATAGTCTCTTTGTTTTTAGTCTTGACAAGGAAATCTACAAAATATCGATGCCAACGTCCATCCAGAGGAGACTTATATGGTATGATTGTTTCTTCACTACTCCATCCTACAACCTCAGGATTGTTGTCAAGTATCATCATTAGATCCAGTTCCCACTTACTTCTCCATATGATATTCGTAGGATTACCTAGATACTTGCTTGGATTTTTTGGTTGAAAGCGACCTTTCATTTTTCACTATAAATATACACACAACATCTTTATTTATAGGGATAAGATGCGAAGCATTTCTACAAACAACCCGTATGTGTCTTCTGTTAATCAAACAGTTTCTAGCGCACTAGCAAAAGCATCCGGTGCAGTTACGACTTCTCTCAATAATGTAACGGGAGCTCTGGGATCTCACGGAGGTGTCTTGGCGGGCATTGGTAATGCACTGCTATCTGCAGGAGTTAGTGCAGGCGGTGCAGGAGATGCCATGGCAAGTCAACTAAGCTCTGTCATATCCGGTGCAGACGGATTTTTTGACTCAGGATCACCATTACGTATTACCTCAGACGCCCTTGCTGATAGAAATGTAACTACTGCGGCTGGAACAAATCCGCAAACACAGATTCCTTCTTCGCAAGACAATACGTCCGGAGGAAGCAGCATATCATATCCTGCCGCAGGAGCTTTGACACATTATATAATGTTCAATTATGCTGATTATAAAAGGCCTACACCTTTGGGAGATACAACGCTTCCTATCACTGGCACAATTGTTCTTCCCTTACCTGATGGTGCAGGTATTATTGATAACACAACAGCTACTTGGACAGAAGCTGCTACGGGACTTGCAGGAAATGCCCTTAACACAATGGGGGATATTGATAAGATTAAAAAGGCTGGTGAATCAGGCAAAGGCCTCGGCGTAGATGCTGCAGTTTATGCAGCTATGAAGGTTGCACAAGGATTAAACGCAGAAGTCGCAGGAGCGGCTGAATCTGTTCTGGGACTTGCTCCTAATCCTGCAATGAGTCAGTTGTTTCAAGGCGTTCCTTTCAGAAGCTTTTCTTTCTCTTGGACACTATCTCCAAGTAATGTGGCAGAAACAAATACACTAAGACAACTAATCAGTTATATAAAGCAAAAACAATTGCCCACATATTCAGGAAGCACAACCTTTAGTTTTAACTATCCGTCAATTGTAAAACCTGCATTTTCCTCTGATTTTGCAAAATGGGTTTCTCCATTTAAGTGGTGCGTGGTGAAAAACTTTAATGTGAGTTACCACCCTGCATCAAGAGCGCCATCAATTTACGCTCAAACAAAAGCACCAGTTATTGTACAATTGCAGATGGATTTACAAGAGATGGAATATGTATTGTCTGCGGATTACGGCGGTGCACAATTTGGAGCAGCAGCTTCTGAAGCTGTGGTCAAAGGTGTGGGTTCTGTATTAAGCGGAATAAACAATCCTCCAGGATCAGCTAACACTTCAAGCTAATATGACAAACTTCTTCAAAAAATTTCCCATCATCAATTATGCAAATAACAACGCGGTGAATTTGCTTTCGCGTGTTTCTATGCCTAGATTGGAAGTTAACAACAAGCAAGCCTTTTACACCTATGTAATGCCTCAGGGTGAAAGACCCGATAATCTTTCTTATAACTATTATAATAATCCTGATTATGTTTGGCTAATCGGATTGACAAATCAAATTATCGATCCTTATTATGATTTCCCTCTGTCAGACGATGACTTGAACACATATGTTATCAACACATATGGTGGCATTTCTCAAGCACAAAATACTATTTTATTTTTTAGAACAAATTGGGCAAGTGATCCATCAATTCTTTCTGTAACTGCGTATAATGCGCTGGGTGTGGGGCAACAAAAGTATTGGGCGCCGACGCTAGGATATTCAGGAAAGATTGTCAGTTATGTACGTAAGAAAGAAGATTGGACAGTCACCACAAACATGGTTATTGCTGCTGTAACTACCATCGACGTTGAACTATTGACAGAAGACGGTTATGTTATTGACACATCAGATAATTACGATATTGTTTGGCCTGAAGGCGGATCGACCACCGTATCGTTTCAAGTTGGTGAACAAGTTACACAAAATGGAGTGGTTGTCGGCACTGTTGCCGCTGCAGGTCCTGACATATTGATGCTTCAACATATTGACGGCACTGCAACAACGATTACAGCAGGTGAAATTGATGGCGTAACATCAGGTGCCGCCGCCACTATTCTTTCGACTTCTTTGATTTCACAAAACATTCCCGATAATGAAGCCATTTACTGGTCACCTGTTTATGCATATGATTATGAAAAAGAACTGAATGACAATAGAAAACACATTAGTCTACTCGACAATCGCTTTGCAGAAACTGCAACAACACAAGTCAAAAACCTATTTCTTTAGTATTATAATATGAGTACGCCTTATGTAAAATCGGATGCCGTACTGGTAAAGGAAATTACCCTTAAGTCCATGGACGGTAGTAGAACCTTTGATTTTAAAGGTCAGGTCATTGAGTTTAGTATCTATGAGGATATTCAGTTTCCTGTTATTCGTGCTGAATTTACAGTCATCGATGCTGTAGATGTTATAACATCTTTTCCTATTATTGGTGAAGAACTAATTACAGTTTCCTTTTCCAATCCAGGCAATGATCTGACAAACACATATACATTTCATATCAAGTCACCCAAGAATCAATTGATTGGGCAGACAGGTAAAACAAGAAGTTATGTGTTACACGCAACAAGCGAAGAATTTGTAACTAGCAACAAGCAGTATGTTCAAAAGTATTATTCAGATACAACTGGCAATATCATTCAAGACATTTTAAAGAATACGCTCGGAACTCAAAAAGCCGTAAACATTGTTTCAGATCTCAAAGGCACATTTCAAAATACAATCACTCGCTTGCGTCCATTTCAAGCAATTGATATGCTTAGAAAGAGATCAAGATCGCAAAAGTATCAATCCAGCGCGTTTGTCTTTTTTGAAAACAAAAGAGGATTTAATCTAACGCATCTTGAATATATGATGGATAATGCGAAAAACAATATCAATGACAAGATATATTATTATGATATTGGAACAAGCTCTGATGCAAAAAACATGAATTCAAGAGCAATTCTTAGCCTTTTAAATGTCTCTCAGTTGAATAATACAACCAAGTTGACTTCAGGCTCTTTGAACATGAATGTGAAGAAGTTTGATATTATGCAAGGAAAAACAACTGTCTTGAACTATGTCAATTCAGAGAAAGAGAGCGGGTTCAAGTTTGCCTCAAAAAAGCCTCTGGGATTGAATACTCCGTCATTTGAAAAGAGTGTGAGTGATACGGTTGCTAAGGTTCTACTTGTTCCACACTCGAGTCATTTGCCAGAAACATATATTGCAGATGGTATGGCAGCTACACATTCTTACGTAACAAAAGTGGCGCAAAACATATTCCATATGTACGTTGCAGGTGATGTAGCACTAACCGCAGGAGATGTCATTACAGTCAATGTCATCAATCCTACAGGTGATACAAGTAAGACACAAGACAATCGTTTGATTGCAGGCAATTATTTGATGGCTAAGGTTAGACATACTGTACTTAATGTGTCCTCAGGACAGGCATCATACAATTGTTCTCTTGAATTGATAAAGGGATTCTACGAGGATATTGCATAATGACTACTCAAAGAATGGGTGAAGAAGGATTCAGATGGTTTCTTGCTGTAGTCAAGAATGTCGATGATCCGCGTAAACTAGGCATGGTGCAAATTAGCGTCATTGGCGAACACGATGATGCTCAAAATATTCCTGAGGATAAATTGCCTTGGGCCATACCTATTGTTCCTGTTACATTTGCAAGTAATAAGAGTGTAGGAAGATCACCCACAGGATTGCAAGTCGGATCTTATGTATTTGGCTTTTTTGCAGACGGGCATGAAAAGAATTTGCCTATGATTCTTGGATCATACAATAAAGCATTTTCTGATAAAGGCACTGACAATGATGTATCTCCTCTTGCAAAAGGAGATAATAATATCAACATTAAGCAAGTGGGTCCTGAACCTGCGCCTGCCTATAATGCAAAGTATCCGTATAACCATGTCTGGCAAACCGCAGCAGGGCACGTTTTTGAAGTTGATGATACACCCAATCAAGAACGAATTCGCATGTATCACAAGTCAGGTACATATGTAGAAATCAATCATGATGGACAATTGGTCACGAAAGTCGCTGATGCAGGATATGAAATTGTTGTAAAAGATAAAAATGTTTACGTGGGAGGAACTTGCAATATTGAAGTCATAGGAGATTGTAATCTTGCAGCTAAAGATTTGTCTGTCGATGTAACCGGCAGTATAGATATTGCAGCTGGTGGTAGCGTTTCAATTTCAGCTGCCGGAGGAGTCAATCTTATTAATGGCACTGACTTAACTGTAGACGGAGCAGTATCTTGTGGAGCCGGAGCAGCATCTGGCTCATTTAATTCTGAAGATAACACCATCGATTTTAAAAACGGCATTATCACTAACTTTTATTGAGATAAAACATATGTCACTTAATTCACAATGTTCGATTAATATTAACGCTCTTATTAATAGTCAGATTCAAGGCGCTATTAATTCCGCACTGAGCTCTGTTTTTACTAACACAGGGGGAATATTAAATACCGCTCAACTAGATAATATTGTTACTAGAATTGAAAAACTATTGGATAAGTTGCAAAACTTTACAACAGATATCCAACAATTTGAAAGTGATATTTGTAATGAATTACAACAAGCGGTGGCTCAAGCGACAGGAGCAATTCAGGGATTCATTGACGGCATTGAAAATCAACTAGAGACTTTAAGTCCATTTTTTGCCGTTCTGCAACTTCCCACAAACCCTTTAAAGATTTTAAAATGGGCAGCAAAACTAATCGTCGCCTCCATTGCTCCACAGATTGTCGCGTATATTAAATTAATCATTAAAATTTCTTTATTGCTTTCTGAGCTACCAAAAATTCTAGCAGCAGTTGAAAAATTGTTGCCAGCTTTAGAAAAATGTGCTCTTCAAATATCAATTCCTGGTTTGAGTTTGCTGCGGTGTTATGCACAACTTGCAAAAGATCTTGATTCTGTTCTTGGGCCTTATTTGGCTCAAGTGGCAGCTGCTCAGGACCAACTAGGAACAATTTTTTCTACAGGTCCAGGAACTGTGCTTACAACAGGAACACTGTCAACAGGAAGTACGTTAATCACTTCTTTAGGCAGCACACAAGGAATTACAGTGGGACAACAGGTTGTAGCATCCGGCGTTGCCGCTGGCATCATTGTTTCTGCTGTTGGTGGAGATACAGTTACCATGTCTGCTGCTTTTGAATCAAACACACAATACAATACTGGAATAGAATTTCAAACAAGTCTTGCAACACTAGATACCTCAAACGTCGCAAACTTCTTGGCAAGTGCTGGTGTAACAAGATCTCCTAACGGCGCATATTCTTATGCCCCCGGAGGTCTCTTAAAGACATTTTCAACTCAAGTATATGGATTTTCTTCTACAAATACAACAGGACTCTCATTCACCACGACAGGTATCTTCACACTTTCAAATAATTACATTACGCAGATACCTGATACGTCAAATATTGCTTTGGGAGACTATATAACATCGACAGATCCAAGCACTGTAGGATATTTGCCTGGAAATACATACGTAACACAGATTGTTGATAATCGAACCGTCATCATGTCTACAAATTACACAGGACCAACTTCAGTAGCGAACGTCGCTATTACGTTTACCATATAGTAGGAACCACGATGGCACAGATTTTTAATCAGGATAAATTTACTCCACTTTCTGTACAACCACCAATTTATAGTGACCTTTTCACTAATTTTGACGTACATCCAAATCTTCATGATTTGGTTATCAGAAAAAATGAAGACGCCGTAAAGGGTTCTATTCTTAATATTATCAATACAAATAAGTACGAAAGACCCTTTAATCCAGATTTCGGTAGCAATATTCGCAAAGCCCTGTTTGAGCCTATCATGCCAGAGACGCAAGATAAACTTCAAACAGAGATTCAAAGTGCTATTGAAAACTATGAGCCTCGAGCGAGAATACTGGGTGTTGTGTGTACTCCCTATGAAGATCAAAATGCATATGCTGTGACAATCACTTTTTATGTAATAAATATAACAAATCCTGTCACGCTAAACACCATTCTCTATAGAGTACGATAACATGGCAAATGCAAATATTACTCTCACAAGTCTTGATTTTGCCGATTATAAAGCGTCTTTAAAGACCTTTCTTCAGTCTCAAGCGCAATTCAAAGACTACAATTTTGATGGAAGCAATCTAAGCGTCATTCTGGATCTACTGACTTATAACACATATCTCAATGCGTTCTATTTGAATATGATTGGTTCTGAGATGTTTCTTGATACCGCTCAGCTGAGAGATTCTGTTGTCCTCAAGGCAAAAGAGCTAAACTATACACCCAGGTCATTCCGTTCAGCAGTTGCTAATGTTAACTTGCAAGTTATTCTTACAGGAAATAATCTTCCTATTCTATTGACCATTCCAAAGGGCACTACGTTTACAGGCCTTGCAGGATCAAATAGCTACACCTTTAGCACTGATCAAAATATCGTAGTTCAAAGCCCTAATGGCGTCTTTTATGCAAATAATTTACAAATCTATGAAGGTACGTACATCACTGATACATTTGTTGTACAACCGATTGCAAACAGCACTACAGCAAATACAGCTAATAGTGTATACGGAACTCAGCGTTTTACACTATCTAATCCAACGATTGACACATCATCTTTGACCGTCACTGTTGTCGCAAACAATGGTGCAAATGTAGTTCCCTATACTCTTGCAACATCATTACTTGATCTCAAGACAACGTCACTCGTTTACTTTTTGCAAGGTGCAGAAAATGGACAATATGAAGTTGTATTTGGAGATAACGTAGTTGGTGCAGCACCTCCTGATTATTCTACTGTCATTGCTGAATACCGTACATGTAATGGTCAGCTACCCAATGGATTGTCAGTATTTCTTCCGAACGGCGGTATCGGCGGATCTTCAAATATCGTAGTTACTACAGTATCTGGAGCTGTCGGTGGCGATATTGGTGAAGATATTGAATCAATCCGTAAAAATGCTCCTCTTTATTACTCAACGCAAGATCGTGCTGTAACAACAACAGACTATGAAACACTGTTGCAAATCAATTATCCAGAGATTGAAGCAATTTCTGTGTATGGGGGTGAAGATGCAACTCCTCCGCAATATGGCACAGTTATTCTTTCAATCAAGATTGCAAACTTTGATGCCGTCCCCGATGCAAAGAAAATTGAATATGCACAGTTTTTGAGTGGACGCGCACCGCTAACAATTCAACCTGTATTTGTTGAACCCGATTATGTCTACATTAGTCTTTCTACAACAGTTAAGTACAACGTCAATGTGACTGCGCTAAATCCTGCAGATATCGCCGCTTTTGTCACATCTACTATTCAGCAATACAATGAAATCTACTTGGACAACTTTAACGCTACGTTGTTGTATTCAAGACTTGTTGCAGATATTGATGCGACAGATCCAAGTATTATCAGTAACCAAACAGATTATCGATTGATGAGAAAATTTGTACCTTCAACAGTTGAAACGCAAAACTATACAATTAATTTCAATACAGCTCTCAACAGTGCACTTCCTGTACAATCCTCAATACATCCTGCAACAACCGAACACACAATCGAGTCAACCACATTCATTTATAATAGTTTGATTGTATCTTTGGAAGATGATGGAGCAGGAAATATTCGCATGGTCCAAGAACAAAGTGATGGAAACCATCATACACTATTCAATGTGGGCACCGTGAACTATGCGACCGGGGTCATTCAATTGATAAACTTCTATACTCCTGAATACTTTGGCGACTCTATTCGATTCTATGCAAGATTGCCTATAGGTGTGCTTGACTACACTTCAAGTCGAAGCAGCGTTCTAGAGATTCCCAATGATGAAATTACAGTTCATGTACAAATTGTAAGACAATGACAGTAAATTATCCAACGACTATTTCAAATCTTGTTGCTAGTCAATTTCCTGCATTCTATAGGGAGAATGGGCCGACTCTTGTTGCTTTTCTTGAAGCGTATTATGAGTGGATGGAACAGCAAGGTAATGTTATCAATCAGACACGAAATTTGTTAAGTTATTCTGATATTGATACAACGCTTGAAGAGTTCGTAGTACACTTTAAAAATACCTATCTACAAGGTATTCAATTCAGTACTCTATCTGATCAGCGACTTATGGTCAAAAAGATTATTGACTTGTACAAGGCGAAGGGCAGTGAACGTGCTCTTAAATTGTTGTTTCAATTGGTTTTTGATGAAGATATCTCTGTATATTTTCCAGGAACGGATATTTTAAAGCCCTCTGATGGCATATACACACAGCCCATTTATCTTGAAGTCAGCAACTCACCTCGAATTTCAGAATACCTAGGCAAACTGGTCACAGGCATCAATTCAGGTGCAACCGCATTCGTAGACAAAATTATTACTCGTGCGGTGGGTTCAAAGTTTATTACTATATTATACCTCACAAACCTTTTAAAAGATTTTGAAACGGGTGAAGGACTTAATATCAATAATGATTTAACAAATATTCCTTTTGTTGTAGGATCATTAACCAACTTCATTGTAGATTCTGGTAGTTATGGATTCAACATTGGAGATATTGTTTCTGTATCGTCACTCAACGGACAGCAAGCGACAGGCCGCGTAACAGCAATAGAAGATGTTAGTGGTATTGTGACCTTCACACTTGAAGATGGTGGGTGGGGATATACCAGCAATTCACAAATATTGATTTCAAACACAATTCTTCGTCTGACAAACGTACATTCAACTGCTCTTACAAACACAACACCTATTCCAAAGTTTAGCACTGTTGTGATTAATAATCCTGCTAATAATGCAGCAAACACGACAGCGAATGTATTTGCATTTTCTTCGACAATCAATTTGTATTCCACTCCGGTAACTGGATCATTTATTAAAAATGAAGTTGTTACATCATCAGATGGCAATGCATTTGGAATAATTACAACCCCCCCTGTGGTAAACAGTACGGTTGTCGCGCTAGCTCTTTCAAATGTTTATAACTCATACTTTGCTACCGGACAAACAATTACGGGTGCCAATTCAGGTGCAACCGCAACCGTTTTGTCATATGATACAGATATTGGCATAATAAACATTCAAGGTTCTGTGACCAACGCACACACAGCACTATACACATCAACGGGCAATGCAACAATCACAGGTTACTCAACAGGTATCGATGCATCTTTTAATATCAATCAATTGAATGTAACAGAAACTTTGTATGTCTATAGTGACTATATCGGTGGGCAATCAATTTTGCAAACCAACAGCACAACGACAGGCACATTTACAACTGGCAACAATATTATTACAGCTATGGGATCTACGTCTGGTATTGCCAATAATAGTTTGATTACCTCAACAAATGGTACAGTTTCTGCAGGATTACCAGCAAGTGCCTTTGTTTATAATGTTATCAATACGACTGCAGTTTCTATGTCTGGAGCATACACAGGTGCTAATGCAACAGGAGCAGCTGTTAAGTTCACTGGAAATACTCCATATACTAGTATTGCGCTTAATGCAACATCTTACGGATTCCCGAAATTACCTTCAGCAAACTTGACAAATGGATATCTTGTTGATATAATCGGAGCTGAAGTATTAAACCTAGGTACTATAGAATCCATTACGGTAACTAATCCTGGTATCGGATATAATGATAATCCGTATGTTGAAATCTATGAGCCCACAATCGCTCCAAAAAGAAAGCAAGATTACGTCATTACATTGTCAGCACCTTCTACAGGATATATCATAGGTGAAACCGTTACTCAAGTAGTGACAGTTTCAGGTGTGTCAAATGTACACACATCGAATGTTAACGGGGGCACCAATCCCGCTAACTTATTCTCTTACGGTGAGGTAGTTTATCAAAGTAATGGCGCAGCAGGCAAGTTCCTTGCAAATACTGCTAATGCAATTATGATTGCCACGACTGGTACAACAACATCTCTGTCTGCCGGAGAGTACGTGTATATCGGAGGAACAGATCTTCGAGTCATTAATAATGTCGTCAATAGCAGTGCATTCTATTTGACAAGTGCGCCATATACTGCAAACGCTTCCGCAAATGTTGTTACACTATCTGCTGTAGGAACTGTCCTGTTGATTATAGGAAATAACTTTGTTGCAAACATGCTCAGCGGAACATATGTCACTACGTTGCCTGTCACAGGACTATCTTCAGGAACAACTGCAAATGTGTATTCTGTAAACACGGCCGCTATTACGCAAACAGCCACAGGTAGTGTCACCGCAAAAAGTAATAATATATTGGATGTTCGTCGCCTTTCTATCACACAAGACTTTGTGCCAGGATATTCAGTTACAGGCTCTTTGAGCGCACAATCTATTACAGCTGTATCCGTTGTTCCTAACACAGTATCTGCCTTCTCTGGCGATAACGCAAATGTATTATCTGCTGTGTTTTCCTCTGCAGGTACAGTCAAGAATCTTGTTGTTGAATCTTCAGGCTTTGGATACGTGAATAGCGAATTGATCACATTCACATCTGCAGATGGTACACGAAGTGGTACTGCAAAGGTTGTTCTAGGTAAGCAAGGATACGGACCTGGATACTATTCATCAACCAAAGGCTTTTTAAGTGCTGATAAATATTTGCAGGATAGTTATTATTATCAAAATTTCTCGTATGAGATCGAATCTTCTCTAGATTTGTTTAAATACGTAGAAATGGTTAAAGCAGTGACGCACGTTGCAGGTACCAAAGTATTTGGAGCGACCATCAAGAAGAGTACACTGTCAACTCCTCTACACATCAATAATTCTAATACAGCACCGACCATAGGCACATAAGATGGCGACAACACAATTAATTCCTAATAACTATAGATTGCATATGGCAAACAAGTTTGTGCAGTCTTTTACAGATGCTGCAAACAACATCTACTATATGTTTGCCGGGACTTCTAGTCCGTTTGCAAGCAACGTGATTCCGACTATTCTCGATACTCCACAGACTGTACAGTTCAATGCCTATAATAATATGCTTTTTGGTAAGCAAATTTTGCCAACTGATGTATCGCTCATGGTACCCGCATATCAGTGGATTAGCGGAACGGTATATGCACAATACGATGATATAGATTATAATCTTCCAAATGAACAATTCTATGTGTATGTCTATCAAAGCAACACATACTACGTATTCAAGTGCCTATCAAATAACTATGGTGCAGTATCTACTCAGCCGCCAACTTTTGCCGATACATCAGCCAGCGACACATATTATCAGACGGCTGATGGATACGTATGGAAGTATATGTATCAATTTTCTTCAACTACATATAATAAATTTGCGACAGTCGATTATATCCCTCTTGTAGTTGATGCTAATGTAACAGGTAATGCAGTTCCCGGAGCAGTAGATACCATCGTTGTAACTTCAGGCGGTACAGGATATAATAACTACTTTTCCGGCAAGTTCTATGCAGGATCTGTATTGAATAGCACACAGCCTCTTTGTCAACTTGCCAATACAGCAGCATCTGTCAATAATTTTTATAATGGATGTTATTTGTATATTACCGGCGGCACAGGAAAGGGACAATATAGAACAATCACATCACACGTATCTAATTCGCTGGGAACATATGTTACACTAGATACAGCTTTTGCTACGATTCCCGACAATACATCCACTTATGATATCAACCCTGCAGTTATTCTTTTGAATAGCACTGATGCATCAGTTAATGTTGTTGCAAGAGCTCTTGTCAATTCAAGCATTTCAAATAGCGTTTATTCTGTACAGGTTCTTAACAGAGGAGGCGGCGTATATTACGCTAATGCTTATGTATACGCCGCTAATGCAGTTGGTGTAACTAATACCGCAGTTGTGCGTGTTATTTCAGGCCCTACAGGTGGACATGGATCTAATGTGGCTGCTGAACTGTATTGCTCACGAGTAGGAATCAGCACAAAGTTTTCAAACACAGAAAATGGAACGATTCTTGCTACAAGCGATTATCAGCAAATTGGAATTGTAAAAGATCCTATGTTTGCAAACGTCGTTTTCACTGTTACCAATCAAAATGGTAGTTTTCAGATTGGTGAAAAGATCACACAGACAACGTCTAATGCAACAGGTGTTGTTGTAGCAAGCTCAACAGGTTCTGTGCAAGTAACAAATGCTACAGGACTGTTTACACTAACAACAAACAGTACAGTAGGAACACTAGTAGGTACCGTGTCAGGAGCAAATGCACAGGTATCTGCTCTGCTAAATAATGGAAACAATAAGTTCTTCACTACGTTCATGCAGACGCCCACATATACAGGAAGCTATGTCGGTGCGTATGCATTCTCCCCCAATGAAACAGTATATCAGGGGTCAAATACAGTTCCCGTACAACGTGGAGTACAAAGTATTGGAACATCCAATGCTGTATTCTATGCAAATAGTTCTGATGGAACAGTTGTGTATTTGACTTCGAAGCTTGGACCTATCTATTCACAGTCAACAATTCAAGGGCTAACAAGTGGTGCAATTTTCAATATAAATACTGCACGAGGCCCAGATTTGGTTATGGAAAGTGGTCAAGTGATTTATCTTGAAGACTTTGAAGCGATTAATAGATCAGCTACGCAATCTGAGACAGTAAAACTTATTTTAGAATACTAGAGGATTCTAATGCCTATTCAAACAAATCTTAGTGTTTCTCCGTACTATGATGACTTCGCTCAGTCTAAAGACTATTATAAGATTCTTTTCAAGCCAAGCGTCGCTGTACAGGTAAGAGAACTCAATCAACTTCAAAGTATTCTACAGAACCAAATTGAACAGTTTGGTGATAATATCTTCAATACAGGTACTATCATCAGCGGATGCAATTTTCAGTACTACTCAAATTATCCGTATGTAAAGATTAATGATTTGACCATTGCAGGTCTAGGTGTTACAGTCAATAACTACATTGGCCTATACGCAAATAATGCCGCCAATTTGACTGCATATATTATGACTGCAAATTCTGGCTATGAGTCACAAGCGCCCGATCTCAATACACTATTTGTGCGCTACATTAACTCAGGCAATACAGGTGTTGCTACTGCATTTAGCCCTCAAGACGTACTGACAATCTTTGACTCAAACAATTCTATTTTTGCTGTTAATGTTCCTGTAGGCGGATCTGGCGCAGGTTTCAGCAATACAGATACTGTTGTATTCATGCCTGCAATCACCGTAACAAATACGGGTGCGATCTCAAACGGGGCACTAGTAAATGATCCTGTATCACTTGCTAACGCGATTGTCGTTGGTGTTAATACAACAGCAATTCCCGGAAGCCTCGTTCTTAATCTCTCACCCTATGCAAATGCACTAACAAATACGTCACTTACTAGTAATGCATGGTCATTCAACGTAGGCAACACGGTCACTATTAATAATGGCGGAAGTTCTGTTACAGGTACAATTCAAAGTATCATTGGCTTTGGAGCAACAGCAACTCCTGTCACAGATGGCGCAGGACGAGTTCAAAATATTATCATGCTTACACAGGGTAATGGGTATGTTGTTCCACCTGTAGCCACAATTCAATCAACAAATGTAGCTGCTAACGTAACAAGTCTCTCATTAACTGCACAGAACTATCTTGCTCAAGTTACTGTCGCAAACAGTATTAATGCCCCCGTTGGATCTGGATATGCATTTGGCGTATCAGCAGGTGTAATCTTTCAAAAGGGATATTTTCTCTACGTCAGTCCACAGACAATCGTCGTAGACAAGTATTCAAATACGCCAGATGGTGTTGTTGTAGGCTTCAACACTAGCGAAGCCATTATTAATAGCAACATCGATCCCTCATTGCTTGATAATTCTTCAGGTACCTTGAACACACAGGCACCTGGCGCAGATCGTCTACAATTGACACCAAACCTTGTTGTCTTGAATTCAGCGTCTTCTGAAGCAAATACAGAATTTTTTGCTATCACTGCATTCTCACAAGGTCAGCCATATCTACAGAATCAACAGACATCTTATAATGTCATCGGCAATGAGATTGCACAAAATATCAAGGACACCTCAGGTGACTTCGTCATCGACCCCTTTTTGATATCAACGCAAGTCGCTAATAATGTTACAAATGAAGCAAATACATTTCAGGTAACAATCGATCCGGGTCTTGCCTACATCTCAGGTAAGCGAGTACAGACATATACTAACTATACGCTTTCTGTCAATCAAGCAACCGCAACAGCAGTTGCAAACGTACCTGTAGCATTAAATTACGGAAATTATACGCAAGTAACAGGACATGCTGGCGTATTTGATTTCACTATTGGTGACATTGTTACTTTTTATGATGCACCAAAAGGATATTACAGCAGCAACACATACTGGCTAACAGGTAACGTTGCTCCTCCATCAACTGCAAACGGTGTTATTGGTACAGCAAGAATTCGTTCTAAGATTCTTGTTCCAGGTACAGGTAATCCCGGAACTGCCAACGCAGTGTTTAATTTGTATCTCTACGATATCAACATGAATCCAGGATACAACTTTAGAAATGTTAAAAGTGTATACTATATCTCAACGACAGGATCAGGATACGCAGGTATCGCTGACATGGTTCTTATAACAGATCCATCAACAAACACATCTATAGCTACTGTTGTCAATACAAATTCAACAGGTATGCTTTTTTATCATGGGGCACCTTCAACAAAAAATGCTAACAACATTAACTATATCTACAGAGATCTTCGCAATGCAAACAGCGGCGGCGTTTTAAGTATTGTCACAAATGGTACTGAATATCACCCTTATACTCCAAACAGCACTCTATCTAACACACAATTGAGTGACTTGAATCTGATACCCTCAGCTAATCTGCAGGCTTCTGCAAATTATTCTGGAGCCTTTACAACTACTACAACGTCAAATGTTATTTCTGGATATACAGGAAATGCGCTATCTACATTTATTGCAGGCGATCATCTCAAGATATTCAGTAATTCAACTGTTAATGAAGTTAGACGTATTGTTGGAGTCATCAATAGCACAAGTGTACAACTTGAATCAAACGTAACAGTCAGCAATACAAGTCCTGGTGCGAATGTAGTATTCTTTCATCCACAATATCTTCCATTCCCAGTTGTTAATCGTCCAGACCGTTCTGCGAATATTGATAGTACAGGACAAATTCTAACAATTACTTTGAATAAAGCAAATAGCTCAAGCTATTTCACTTCAAACGTTGTCTTTAGAACAGAACTGCATATTCAAAAGGTCAATCCCACTCCTATAACGAAGACAACGAATCGTTATACTTGGGTCAAGTTGAATCTAGCAAATGTTCAGCCTCTAGCAACATTTACAGGTACGTTGACTAATGGAAATACGTGGATCACTGCTGTAACAGGTGCAAACACTTCTATTTCTACTGGAAACGGACAAAACGTTTTCGTATATGCAAACGTTGCAGGCATTCCTGCAGGCACGTATCTCACTGGATTTATCAATACCTCACCTACAAATACTGTATTGAATATGTCTGCCAGTGCAACAGCAGGTGTTACAGCAGCAATTAATACCTATACAACAAACACAACAGGTCCATGGTGTCTGGGCACACCTGATGTTTTCCGTTTGAAGTACGTATTCCTTGACAGCAACACCAACATCATTGCAACAACTGCAAACACCGGAACTCTGGTAACAAACCAATTCTATATTGATCACAACCAAAACGCAGATTTTTATGATCACGGATACTTGCATCTCAATCAAGGATCTAATCTTGAAATTGCAAATGGTCAGGGATTGCTAGTTGCATTTGACCACTTCACAAATTCATCATCAGGATTCTACGCCGGTAAGGTGTCTTATCCAACGAATGATGCGCTTTCATTCGCTACTTTGAATTCAACAAATACGGGTGGTAGTGTTCATACACATGAAATTCCTGAATTCTTGAAGAAGAATGACGGAACATATCATGATCTTATTGATCACGTTGACTTTAGACCTCGTGTTGTTCCAACAGCAACTGTTACATACGCAATTTCATCTGCCACAATCAATCCACAGATATTGAATGCCAATAATCGATTTGGCAACAATGCACTCTTGTCAAAGATTGGATTCCCAGCACCCTCAAGTAACTACTCATCAACAATCGAGTACTATTTGGGTCGTATGGATCGTGTTGTTATCGATGACAACGGACTAATTACAGCAATTCCAGGTACTCCCGCGGCAAATAACTTTACACCGCCGCCACAACCTGCAAATACAATGACAATCAACTTGCTGTATATTCCTCCATATCCATCAGTTGCACAGCAGTTGTCTCCTAACTATGTCAATATTGTTGATAAGAGTATTGCAAGTCAGACATTCACTTATCAGCGTTTGACTGGACACACAATTGCAGTTCCGCAATTGACATCTTCACAGCAGCAGCAATATCAGCCAGCAGTTTATACAATGGCAGATATTGGACATCTAGAAGCAAGAATTGCCGCTTTGGAATACTATGTGTCTCTAAGTTCTCTCGAGCAAGCAGTACAAGGTCTTACCATTCCGTCTTCATTGAATGGAACACTCAATCGCTTCAAGTATGGATTCTTTGCAGACAATTTCTCATCAACTCAGTATACAGATACAACCAATCCTGAGTATAATGCCAAGATTGTCAATCAGGAAGTTGTTCCTAATCAATTCGTAATCAACATTCCGCATATTCCACACCCTGCCAACGTAGGCACAGTGATGAATACTACAGGAAAGATTACAACTCTGCCATTTACACCCAAGAAGCATACAGGCAATCCTGTTGCAACTGTCGCTAATACTGTTGTGGCGAATACTGTAGCAAACACCGTGTCTAATACAGTGTCAAATACAGTTGTAGCAAATACCGTTTCGAACACAGCTTCAAATACAGTGTCTGTTAATTCAACACCTGTAACATACGGGGGTACATCGAATGTGGTACCATCTGTTGCTAAGACGGAAACTCCAGTTACTTCAGGTACAGGAACAATAGTTTATGGAGGCATAGGCGGCGGCGGTGCAGGATATAGAAATCTGCCTAAATAGAATCACTCATATTAAAGACATAAATATTTAAAATTATAGGAAAAGCTCATGCCGGACAATACGATAAGTAATGGTATTCTTTCAAATAGTGCAATAGTTGGGGCATTTACTCCTCCTTCACAGAGTCAAAAAACAAATTACGCTCTGGCTGCACAAAAATTTACTATTACAACAACTGGGCTTAAACCTAATACAGTGCATTACTTTTATTATAACGGAGTCAATGCTACAGCATCATGTATTCCTGTCGCAGGAATTCCTGGATCAAATCTTCAAACAGATGCAACAGGTTCGATAGCATTTGAATTTTATTATAATTCAGGAATTCCTGCAGCAACGGCACTAACAAGCACACAAGATTTGTCTAATCGAGTCACTGGTACAAAGCAAGCATATATCGCAAGTGGAGATAATTCATCTATTTCTTATGTCACACTTTCTGTTGTAACAGGTGATTCAGTTGCAAATAGTTTTGTCAAGACTCCAATTTCTATTTTTGCAAGTACTTGATAGAGGTTATACATGTATATTCTAGCGCAGACTTTTTATGTTGATCCTAATGCAGTAGCGAATTCCTCTTCAGTACTTCATACTGGCGTAGATCTTTATTTCAAGTCAGTACCTTCTGCGACAAATAATCGTTCCGGTATTACGAATCCAGGAATTCATGTCTCTATTTGTGACACAAATCTTGACGGTAGTCCAAATTTTGATGCTGTTTATTCCGACTCTCAAATAAATGTTCCTTATTCAAGCATCATAGCAAATTCAAGTGCAAGCACAGCGACAACAATTACATGGCCTCAGCCTGTTGCTCTCTATTCAGGAAAGAAGTACGCCATTCGAATTCAAACACAAGATCCTGACTTTGAATTGTGGAGTGCAGTTGCAGGACAATACGTTGCAAATACTACAACTGTTTTTCCAGGATTTGCTACTGGATTTCAAGGTGCTCTATACGATTATGCAACAGATGGTACAGTAACTCCTAGAGCAGCAGAAAATCTAACATTCAATTCTTATGTAGCTCAGTTTAGTAATAATTGTTACACATTTGAATATGTCAATGATGATCTTGAATTTTTAACCATCACAAATCAAAACGGATCTTTTGTTGGCGGAGATATTGTTTTTACAATATATGCTAACGTTTCTGCACAAACCGTGACGCGCAGTGGTTCGACTATTGTAGGTACAGGTACAAAATTTTTAAGTACCTTTCCCGTCGGTAGTTACATTGCAGTTTGGGGAACAGGTAATCCCAACGGGACAGGAAGTATCACTGTTCCAATCGTTCGTAAAGTTACAAGTGTCGCAAATGATACTTCTTTGACTGTAGCTACTGGATTTTGGCCTGGGTGGACTATAACAAACGCACCATATTTTAAAACACAAGTTGGTGAAGTATATTATCACAATCAATTTGCAAACACGTTGTATATAAACAAATCAACTGCAAATTCAACTTTATATTTTCAGCCCGGGCAACAAATTGCAGGATCCATAACATTTGGCAACAATACTACTTTGAATGGTGGCATTGCGCTTAGTGGTGTCATTACAGCAAATATCGTATCTGTTGATAATCTTCCTATTTCTCAAATTCATCCAGAATTTGGAGTGAAGATTCCAACAGGAGGTTCTGCAAATATACAACATAGTTATGCTTATTTTGATGGAGCAAACTATCGAGTTTCAACCAATAATTTTACGAATATTAATAATCTCGAGACAGCAACACCCACATATAATGGGCTTGTAATGTCTCGTTCTAATGAAGTTAGTAATCCTACATATTTGTACGGCGGAAACACAAAATCTGTTATTGCAACCATGCACCTTTGCCAATCAAATAGTGGTAATGGATTATATACTGCACCATACACAGATTCTGAATCTTTGAACAGTTATGTTGCTAAGTATCTTATCAATAACGATGCCTCAGGTGAAAACACAACATCAGGAAATGCTCAGGCAAAGCATATCACAACTCAAATGACATTTGCTTCTGGCAAGTCTGCAGAAGGTCTATTCCTTTATTTGACAGCATATCAGCCTCTGGGAACAAGCATTCTTGCTTACGCCAAATTGTACAATAGCAAGGATCCTGATACATTCAATAGTAAGGATTGGACACAACTAGTCACAGTTAATAATACTGGCGGACAGTATAGCACAGTTGCTGCAAACAACTATGTAGAGCTCGACTTTGGTCTGCCCATTCAACCACCCAGTCTCTATACTGCAAACGGTACAGTGACCACCTATAGCAACAGCACAATCATAGGATCCGGAACAAACTTTGGTTCTGAAATCTTGCTAAATGACGTTGTAAAGGTTTACTCTCCATTCTTCCCAAATACAAATTATCAAGTTGCTGTGGTTACTGCTATTGCAAATACAACATCTTTGACTTTGAGTGATCCAATCAATGGAGCATCGTTGCAGAATCAATCAGGATTTTATATTGATAAAATTTCACTACCAAAGCAAGCGTTCATCAATCCACAAAACAGCAATGTTGTTTGCTATTTCAACTCGTCATTGACTCGCTTTGACACATATGATACCGCTCAGTTCAAGATTGTATTGCTCTCGAACAATGTCAATATCGTACCCAGAATGAATAGTCTTCGAGCAGTTGGTGTGAGCGCATGATGCAAAACAGATATTTGAATACAAGTGTACCTGGATTGCTAAGAGATACTAAGACAGGTATGATCATAAATAATAATGACGCTGAATTGAATCAGTACATGAACGAGCGCAATCGAGTTCTACAGCAAGAAGTCATTAACAAAAAGGTTAATGAACTCACAGATACTGTTTCTGAAATTAAAGAAATGCTAAAGATTTTAATGAGAAATAAAAATGGCAATTAGTCAAGCACTTGTTTCTATATCAACCGATACATTCAATGATTGGATTACAAAGACCAATCAGATTGCTGCCAATCTAAGCACACAGATTGTCACGGCAAATAGTGCTACAGGAATTACTGTCGGCAATGCTTACGTTAACGGCATTTTCTCTGCCAATACGTTTGCAGTCACACAAAGCCTTCGTGGAGGCACAGTCGCTTCTTCTGGTACACTAAACATCAGCACACCCTTTGCAAGTAATGGTGTTGTTCTATATGTTGGCGGATTCGCTTCCTTTTCAACTGCAACAGCTAATCAGATTGTAGATCAGTACAGCATTTCTACATACCGTTCAGCAAAGTATGTGTTGCAGGTTAATAGTGCTTCAGGATATCAAGCTACAGAAATTCTTGTCATGCATGACGGAACGAATGCATACATTACAGAATACGCTACACTAACAACTGCAGGAACAATTGCTACATTTTCTGCAAACATTTCCGCAGGTTCTTTGAATTTACTTATTTCACCCGTGCCTACAGTATCGACAGTGAGCTTCGAACGAACATCAATCGCTGTTTAAAGAGTAGGATAAAATGGCAGCAAAAGCAAACATTGTTATTGATCAGGGCGCCACATTCAATACAGAATTGAATTTAACTGACAATAATGGCAATCCATTGGATTTGACAGGGTATACTGCCGAGGGTCAAATTCGCAAGTGGTATACATCAAGTAACGCAACCAGCTTTACTGTATCAATTCCTTCACCCACAACAGGCACTATCTACTTGTCATTGACTGCCAACCAAACAGGCAATCTTTGGTATGGCAGATATGTATATGACATTATCACTGTAGATAGTGCAAATACTGTAACCCGAGTTGTAGAAGGAATCGCAACAGTGACTCCTGAAGTTACGCAGTATGCGGCTCCTGCAGGATATCCCACACCCACAAACTATGGCGGGAATGTATACGCTAGTTTTACTCAACGCAGTTCTCCTCCCACAGCCACCTTTATCGGTCAAGTTTATTATGATACCACATTAAATGGTGCATATATCTGGACTGGTAGTTCATGGAGTAATTTTCAACTAGAATCCCCCAGACAGTACTAAATTTAGTATTATATAAATACAAAGAATATCACAGGAAGGGGATTAAATGGCTATTAATGTCAAGGTTAAGCAAAACCTAGGTTTTAATCCCGTTCGTTTTAGTACGAACGCAACCCCCATTGTCATACGAAATGAAGCACTTATTGCTGCATCTCAGTTAAGAAATCTACAAGACGTAGTGATGCAAGACCAATCGGACGGCAACACGCTAGTTTATAATGCTGAAGAGGAGAAGTTCATTCTAGAATCTCCCAACTATTTGAACCTCACTAGCATAGACGGCGGGAGTTTCTAATGTCAAATACAATTGTACAGATCCGTAGAAGTAATACTTCACTTACTCCGGGTACTACACTCAATGCTGGTGAGCTTGGGTATTCTTATAATGCATCGTCTACAGGTAATACACTATATATTGGTGCACAAACTGGCGTAGGTACTGCGGGATTTGCTATTGGCGGTGCTAAGTACGCTTATCTACAAAACTTCACGACTCCTGGTACGCTTGCCGCAAACGCTACAGTCGTTGTAGACGGCAACTCATTCATTTCAAATACGCTAACTTCAGGATTGGCTATCACTGCTTCTGTTGCATCTGGTAGCTTTGCTAACGTTCTCATTACCTCAATTTCAAACTCAACGTCAGCAACTATTCTTGGTGCAAATGGATCTGGTGGTGGATCAGGTAATGAACTTGCCACGACACAAGCAATCGTTTCTTATGTTGCAGGTAAGGTTGCATCTGGTGCAACTAACGTCGCTGCTCAATATACCTGGACTAACACACAAACATTTACAAACACCATTACATTTAGTGGTGCAACTTCTATTCAGGCAAACACAGTTTCTGGCAACTCCTTTTCTGTCAGCACAAACTTTATTGCCAATATAACTCAGGTTACGATCTCCGGCATTCCGCTTAATGCTAACGGAGGCAATGGGACTGCAGGATACGTTCTATACTCAAACGGTTCAACAGGCTCACCATATTGGGCAGCCGCCGCATCAGGTCTAACTGGCGCACAGATCGCAGCCAACAACTGGACATTCACCAATGTCATTACAGTTGCTAATACGTTTGCTGTTACTGGTGGGTATATCAACGTTGCCTCAAACGTATCTATCACCAACACATCATTTGTAGTTGCTGGGAATACAACCACAGCGCCTACACTAACGATATCCTCTAACTCAACGACAGGCATTGTATACGGTAATAGCACTATCACAGGTGCTCCTACAATTGCTCTTCAAACCAATACAGGTGTGCCGTACATCACGGTCGCTAATGGTACAGGTGGGGCAACAGTCGCCAATCTGTATTCAAATGGTCTAGTTGTTGGTACCTCAGTCGTTAATAGCACTGCAGTCAGCGCTGCTCTTGTTACTGCAACAGGTAATGTGGGTCTGCCTTCAGGCGCCAATCTAACACTTAGCTCTGGATCACGCCTCATTGACTCCACAGGAGCGCAGGGTACAGCAGGTCAGTTCCTTGCTTCTAACGGCACAGGCAACGTCTATTGGGTATCTGTAAACAGTGTTGCATATACTTGGAACGCAGTAGAAACGTTCAATGCCAACATTGTAATGAATACCAATACGCTTTTTGTGGGCGATTTTTCGAACACCACAGTCAATAGCAGATCAAACTTTATTACGTCAACCCTTAATGGATCAACAGGCATTTATGCTCTGCCCAACGGTACATCTGGTGCAGCAAGCTGGCAAGCAGCAAATAGCTCTAATCCAACAAATGCCAGTAAGATTCTAATTGCTACCAACGGATCTACAGACGTACAGCTCGTTTCAGGTATCAACGGCACAGGCACATATTTGCCACTATCGTTCTATACCAACGGCTCACAACAGATGCAGTTGACCACTGCAGGTAATCTAACACTTTCAGGTAACGCACAAGCAAATGGATTCTTGTCAGGTAACTCATATGTTAGCCAGACGTCATTTACAATTTCTGGTAACACAACCACTGCACCCACACTGACACTTGCTTCAAATAGTACAGCAGGTATCACATACGGTAACAGCACAGTTACTGGTGCACCTACATTTACATTACAGACAAATACTGGCGTTCCTTATATCTCTGTCGCCAATGGTACAGGTGGCGCAACAGTCGCCAATTTGTATTCTAACGGATTGATCGTAGGTACCACGGTTGTCAACAGCTCTGCAATCGTTACAACAACCGCCAATGTCACTACACTTAATGCAACAGCAACTGTCTATACCAATACAATTTCTGCAACAAATGGTTCCTTCACAACAGTTAATACAACCACTATTAATGCAACAGGTACTGTATACACCAATACAGTATCTGCTGTTAATGGCTCGTTCACAACAGTTAACACAACTACTATTAATGCAACAGGTACTGTATACACCAATACAGTATCTGCCGTCAATGGCTCGTTCACAACTGTAGCTGCAAACTTGACAGGTACTTATGCCAACCTATCAGGTCAGGTCAATACAGGTACATTGTTTGTTACAACCTCAGCAAATATTGCATCGTCTAACGTCATTGCTAATACTGCGGGCGTATTCGTAGCAAACTCAACAGGTGTTGTTAATGCTGCAGTTCATACTGTAACAGGTAGTTCTTCTGTACCAACAGTTAATGTATCATCATCTGGATTTGTCGCAGGTAATAGCACAGTTACGCAGGCAGTCAGTCTTAATCTCGCCAATACCACTGGCAATACGACAATCAACGTTAATTCCATTACTACACAGTATGGATTCAATGTTAATAGCACAGTTCTTGCATTTACTGGCGGCAACGTCTCTGCAACTTCTGCTAATCTTACAGTACAAAATGCTACAGTCTCTGGTAACTTGTACGTACAAGGTACGCTCACAACAATCAACACAACCAATCTAAACATCAATGATAATATCATTGGATTGGCTGATGAAAATAGCCCGAACTATATTGCACCAAACGGACAGGCATTTAACGTCACTGCAGATTCTATTGACTCTGGGTTTATTTCAAGTGCACCTATTCAAACAGCGACGAATATTACAGCAAATACCACATCAGGTTCTGCTAATATTCAGATGACTTCAACTGCTGGCTTCTATGTCGGTGAGTTGATCACAGGTCTAAATATTCCAGCCAATACATTTATCACGACAGTTAACGCTGCCAACTTGATCATGTCTCAGACAGCGACAGGTACGAGCTCTGTTGGAACAGCTAACGCATACTACACTGGATTTTATGGCTTGGCTCGTATCGCATCTTCTAATTCATACTCGCTATTTGTTTCTAACAATCAAATTGCAAATCCGACGTATCCTGCCAATACTACACCATTTGGTACAACGATTGGTGCAACAACCACGCTCATGCCGTTGTCTTTCTTGGGTGTTACATCTACTCAGACTGGTGTACAGATTACAGCCAATTCTACAGTCAATGTAAATATCACTGCAAACACTCTGTCACTTGCAACATCATTGGGTGTGGGCTCTGGCGGTACTGGATTAAATACACTAGCATCTGGATCATTGGTATATGGATCAGGCGGAACATCAGCCCTTACTGCACTTGCTGTGGGATCAAATGGTCAAGTATTGCAAATTGTAAGCAATCTACCCGCTTACGGTGGAGTAGACGGAGGCACTTTTTAGACACGCGCTATTTTATAAATACTCTAGTAGATATCTTTTTTACTGGAGTATTTTATGGAAAAGTATGGATTCATTCTACTATATGTATGCCTGCAGGATTTGTAAAGGGTAAATTAAAAAGGTATAAATAATGGATATGAGTGGCGAATTTGTTAATGTGTATATTGAAAAGATGAGAGCTGTTATTACAGATATGCAAAGTAAGTTGTTGCTTCTTGAAACAGATGCACACTTTAAGGCAAAAAGAATTGAGGAATTACAGGCAGCGCTAAATAGTGCTGTCACAAAAGCACAGAAACCTAAAAAGGTGACTGAAGATTCATTTTAACCTTCCGTATATACGGATTGACTAAGGTGCCAGATGGCAAATACAGCATTACAGGTATTGAGAACCTCTACTACTGGTAGAATTCCTAATACAACTGCATCATATTCCACTAACTCGGCATATATTGGTCCGGGCGGTCTTGCTATTAACATGGCAGACGGAATCATGTTTAGCAGTAACGGTACCTCAGGTAACGTATTCACCATTGGTCAGAATAGCTATACCTATACAGCATCTAACGGATCTGTCATTGGGTTCACTGCCAATAGTTCTCTAGTCAATGCAGCAGCACTCAATGTTGTCGGTCAAATCAACACAGCGACATTTTATGCGACAACTTCTGCCAACGTAGGTGCTAACGTACAGTTGACAACATCCTCTATTATAATTGGCAACTCAACTGTTAACGTTACTGCAAATAGTTCTGTTCTTTCAACTGCAGCAGGATCTGGACACAACTTCAGTATGCTGTGGAACGTATCTACATCATCACTTGACTTCACTTACGCTTGATGTGAGTATTTTATAATGGCATTTCGTTCTTATAGTTCAAATAACGCAACAACTGCGAATCCAGTACTTGCCTTACCTACAGGCACCGCTTCTGGTGACGTTCTTATCATGTGGTATACTGCAGCCTCAGGTTCCGTAGCTGTAACATGGCCTTCAGGATTTAGTCAAATACAATATGAGACATTGACTTCCTCAGGATCACAAACCTTTGCAGCAGCATGGAAAGTTGCAACAGGTGCAGAACCCTCTACGTATACGATCACGGTTGGGGCTAACTATCAAACATGCGGTGTTGCGGCGTTTTCTGGAAGAACAAATACACAATATCCTATTGTCTATACTACAAATCAAACAACAGGTGCAGCATCTCCAGTCACTGTAAATCCAACAACACCTTTGATACCTGCAGGATCAGATGTCATGTGGCTTGTTGATATGTTTTATGGATTCGGATCAACAATAAGTGCCATCACGCCGCCATCAGGATTTACAACAGGAGCGATTGTCGATTGCTCACAATATGCAGCATCTGCATTTGCCTATGAAAACAACGCTCCTTCTTTGATACCTGCAGGTAGTCAGCTATCAGGAACAATGTCGGTATCAGGTAACCCGGGTGGTGTTGGTTGGGGAGCTTTTGTTATTGCACTTCCCAGCTCATCATACACTCCATCCGGAGTGGCACTTAATGGTACAACAATAGGAAGTACACTAGTTAACTCGACCGTATCTCCTGGAGGGACTGTTACATTTAGTTATACAACACCTGCAGGAACGACATGTTTGGCACTCGTTGAAACAAATGATGGACACGGAATACCGTCGACTATCACATATAATGGTGTTGCAATGACACTAGTCCCAGGAACTTATTATAATCAAAATTATACTTACTGCAGTAGTAATACAGGTGTGTACTCTTATAGCATAGGTAATCAACAATCAATTTGGTATTTGATAAATCCCCCTACAGGATCCTCCTATACGGTGTCTGCTACATATCCCGGAGGAACATCTGTAGGAGGATTAGTTACTATTCCCCTAACAGGAGTTGATCCCAACCAACCTGTAGTAACTTTAACTCAGCCTTTGCCTACTTCAACAGCGAATAGTGGAAGCACTGCTTCAATGTCTGTACCAACTCCTGCAGGACCTCCAACAGGACTTGCTATAGGAACTGGATTTTTTGAAACATATCCTGCAGCAGTTACAAGTGCAACCAATCAAACCAATATATTCAATGTGTCTAATCGTGGATCAAACCAATGGGTTATTGATTACGCAATACCCCCATTGAATTCATTTTCATGGACTGCAAATACTTCTGCTTATTGGTTTGCAACATCTGCTCTATTTTTACCAGCAACTTCTACAACTAAAGCCTATCAGTCTGGAAAGTTCGTCTCTCTAGCATCATCACAATTAATTGAGTCTGCTGCTGCACCCATTAAAATGTATTCAAATAATACAACACAATCAACCAATTTTATAGAACAAACACCAACAACAAGTATAACATTTGTAAATGCCACTTCAAATAATTATACTTTAGGTGCGACGAATACTAATTCAGTTTTACTTCCTTCTGGTGTGGCTGCAGGTGATTTGATTCTTTTAACTACATCAGCCCCATATGGTGTGGTTACAACATCTGTGCCATCAGGATTTACTCAAATTGCAGGTATCAGAGAAGAAATTTCAATTCAATCATTGAGTATGTTTTGGAAAATAGCAACGGGTTCAGAACCATCCAGTTATACTGTAACATATACAAGCACTGGTGACCCATCAATTCTTTTTTGCACTGCATATCGCGGAGTCAATACAGCTTCTCCTATTGATCAATGTTCTGTAAGATCTTATCCTGACGCAGATCACTCAAACGGATTTACACTACAAGGAACAGACGCTGCTCCCTTCGGACCTCCTGGGTATATTCTAGCACAATCAATAACTCCTACTGTAAATAATTGCATGGTTGTTTTTGCAGGATGTGCCTCTGTTTTAAACTATGCTACCACTCCCGCAATGCCCACAGGATTTACACAAAGAACTGTGGCTACACAAACAAACGGAGGCAATCTTATTCTAGGAGATATTCCGTGGGCAAATGTTCCTACGGGGGATCAATACGGATTTGTTACGCCAAATACTTATAAGACCTCTTCGTGTGGAATTTTGGTTTCACTTAATCCCGCAAGTGTAACTACAGGTCCTTCGATGAAAATGTATTCAAACAGTGCATTGCAAGAAATTTCATTTCTAGAAACATAGGATTTTTTATGGCACAGCTATTATCAACTGTAATTACCGGATCATTGAACGTCTCTTCAACTGTCAATGCTACCGGAATAAATGTAACAGGGCAAATCAATACTGCTACCTTCAACGCAACTGCTGCAGCCAACGCAGCCAGCTTTATTGTCGTTGGCAACACGACTACAGCACCTACAATTAATATTTCTTCTAATAGCACTGTAGGAATTGTTTACGGCAATAGCACTATTACTGGTAATCCGACGTTAACAATGCAAACCAATACGGGTGTGCCGTATATCACAATTGCTAACGGTACAAGTGGTGCTACAGTATCTAACTTGTATAGTAACGGTCTATATGTAGGTGCCATCAGTGCAACTACTAACGGCGCTACAGTCGCAGCAGCTGCATTCAACGTAGGTAACACAAGCGTCAAT